GGGCTGTATTCCGCTAATTGAGCGCCGGCCCAGGGCACGCCGCGCCCCTGCGCGTCATAGAGAATCATCTGCCAGTAATCCGGGTCTATCTGCGCTTGCAGGCTGGCGATGTTGTGCCGCAACAGGTTTGGCCGGCGATGGCTGCGCGTGAGCACCTCTAAGAAGGCGGCCATAGAATCTCGCCCTCCTCTGTCTTGTGCCCGCACAACACCCGCGTATCCGCCATCATGCTATAGCCCCGGTCGTACACGTCATTGGTGAACCATGAATCACAATGAACCGCCGACCCGCCGCGTGTCGTGCGAAACTCGACCGCTTCCAGGACGTGCCGCTTAATCAGCGTGCAACCCAGGCCCGCGCCAGAACAGGGGATCACCTCCTTCTTCAGCGCCCATTCCCACTTGCCGCGCACCGTTAGCGATTCGCCAATGTTGGCCGCCACTTTGCCGGCGATGTCGGCATAGTACCTTTCGAAGATATTCACCACCGGCGACTTCCTGAATACGTAAGCACCATAGGCCACGTCGCAATCCAGCTCCGCCAGCCTCAACAGCGCGTCCGGCGGCGGTATGATGTCACTCTCAATCACGAGCATGGCATCATACCGCCCTGCGAGGAACGTCTCGCGCCCGCGCTGGTACTGATGTAGATGGTTCCTGACCCCGGTCTGCCGGTCTGTCCCCGGATGCGGGTTGTCTCGCTGGTAGATAACGGTCAGCGGCCCGGCCCACTCAAGCGCCAGAATCGCGTCCACCGTCTCTTGCTCCAGCCGGTAAACCGGGCAGAACACCATCACATCGTTAACCATTAGGCACTTGGATGCACACCATATCCGATCCCGCCGGCAACCAACACGCCGTATACCGTGCGGAATGAGTATTTCAGCACGACCACGCCGTCTTCGCTGTACGGGTCGGTAATCAACTTCACCTCATAGGGGAGCCGGTAGCCAACCTGTCGCCAGTCTCCAAAGTAGACCGGCTTGGCGCTGGCCGCGATTGCGGCGGCGGCGTTGCTGTACAGCACCGGATAACCAAGAATCTCTTTGCTGAATGAGCCGCCGGGCGTCTCTGCGTACAGCCGAGAACTCCCGGTCAACTTGGCGATAGCGCCGAAAGAAGTCGGGCGCATTACCCAGGCCGCCGAACTGGTGTCATCCAGGTAATAGCTAAGCGTGTCGTTGAATACCACGTCTTCCGGCTCGCCGGCTGCGATTGCCGCCGCAGCTGCAAAGGTCTTCAGCGCCGTGCCATTGGCAGCCACTTCCGTCAGCATCATGGTATTGTGCGTGGCTGCTATGTTGCGCCCGATCCAATTCCCGATGTACTCCATCAGGTTCACGTCGTTGTCTTCCAGCAGCTCCTCAGTGATGTTCAGCTTTTTGGTTTTCTTGACCAGCGTGAACGCTTTCACAGCCAACACAGCCGCGTCTCGCTCATAGTCATTCGTGCTCAGGTTGTCAGCCTGCTCCGCTTTGGTAGCGAACACAACCGGGTCGGCGTTCTCATACACATGATTGACGGTCGTTCCCACGCCGGGGATACGCTGGCAGCCGAGTTTTGGAGCTAGCCATACCTCATTCATGCGGGCCGCGATTCTCGGCCCCAGGCCGGTCGGCACCGTCACCCCACCGTCAGCGGCAGTAGTGATGTTCATGGTGCTGTCTACGGCACGGGCCTCGTCAGGCCGGGGGAATTGGACAGTCACGCCGTAGCGTACTCTGCTACTGCCTTCACCCTCCGGGTCGGCGCGCAGATGCGAGATGGCGCTCGTGTCGCCAGTTCGCACATAGGCAGCCATCGCCCGAATCTCATTGTCGCCGGTCTTCTTGATGTGCACAGGAACGTCAGTCGGTGCGATACTGGGCGGCTTTTCCAACTCCTCGGCGGCGGATACCAGACGTTTGACCCGTTCATCAAGTCCCCTGGCCTCAGCCATAAAAGCTTCATATTGCGTCTTTTCAACGTCCTGTAGGCCGCGATTTTCCTTTTCCGCAGCCTGGATTAACAAGCCGGATTCAGCCAGAATAGCTTGACGCTTTTCTTCCAGCGCGGTGGCCTGTTGCCGTAGTTCTCTTGGGTTTTTCATTTCAATTTCTCCAATTCAAGCTTGCGCTTCAGCAAATCAAGCCGGGCCTCCGTGCTCGCTGCGTCCACAGATTGTTGTTCAATCGGCGCGCTTCCGGCCCCGGATAGCGCCGCCGCCATATCACGAACTTCAACCGTGGTCTGCGGATAGGCCGGGCCGGTGACAATCGCCACGTCCCCGCCGTCCAGCTCCACGTCCAGCAAACGCCGCAAGGGTCGCCCCTCCGCGTCTTTGCTCCACTTGTCGGCCTTCACCGTAAAGGCAAAGGACATCTGCGACACATAGCCATCCCTGACCAGCGTCAAGGCATCGCGCCCGGCCTGCGTGTCCGGCGGCGTGATTCGCACCCGCAAGCCGACATCATCCGTCTCTAGATTCAGCGTGCCGTTGCGCGTCCGGCCAATCGTCGCCAAGCCACCTTCATGCTGGACATTCGCCAGCACGTCGGGCCCGGCTGCCAGCGTGCGCGTGAACGCCGCCGGGTCCACCGTCTCAATGAATCCCATGTCCACCGATGGCTGGTTAAACACTGAGGCGTAACCCTCGAAGGCGGGTCGGGCCGCGTCACCGTCACTGTCGGCGCGTAGCTCCAGGTCTGCCGTGATAATACGTCGCTCTAAGTCCATCCTGTCACCTATCCCGCTATCACCTGGCAATCGCAGCCTTGTACCTCTGGAAAATAGTGGTATAATCTCATCCAGCGATTACCTGACAATCGCAATTGTGAACGACAATCCCGTTCGCAATGTAATAGCCCTTTTCAGTTTCGAGGTTGTAAACTAAGCCATGAAAAGAATTGAACTTGACCGCAATCACCTCGTCAGCGAATACCTGGCCGGCCACTCCGAATTGGCCCTGTCCAAGCAATTCGGCGTCGCGCGTGGCGTTATCCGCCGGCATCTGCTGGAAGCTGGCATCGCTCCACGTAGCTACTCCGACGCTCAATTGCTCGTCTGGGAACGCAGACCCAACGAGGACAGAGCTGCACAAGTCGCAGCCGCCCATCAAGCTACCGTTGGAAAAGCGAACAGTTTTGAGTCTTTTTGCGCCGGCGCTCTGACCCGCCAGCAAAGAGGGGTCGGCATATCCAGACTGGAACGAAAATTCGCCAAGTTGCTCAACGAACGGGGTTGCAACCATATCCAGCAGATCGCCATTGGTCCGTATAACTGCGATTACGGAATTGGCCCCGTCGCCGTGGAAATCTTCGGCGGTGGTTGGCATTGGCATGGTCATCACATTGCTCGCACCGCCAACAGATTTGACTACATCATGAATCAGGGCTGGCACATTCTGGCTGTGAACGTTACGTCCAGATTCCCAATCAACGGAGCGGTCGCTGATTACGTAGTCGCCTACGTTGAGAGCGCCCGCCGCGACCCATCCCGTATCCGTGAGTACCGGGTGATTAGGGGTGCAGGAGAGTTCATAGCCGGCGGCTGTCTGAATGACGACCAAATCTCCATCGAACCAACGTTCACTGCTCGCCGCAATCCCGCCACGGGTCAATACGAGACTATCCCCAGGTAAACAGCCCCTGTGTGCGGGCGCGTGCCCTATATTCCGGCTGGGCGTTAGCGCCCCATTCGGCGCGTCATTCGCAAACGGCACGCCCGCCGGCAGGAATGGCTGCGTAATGCCGACCACCTTGCCGTCGAGCCGGCTGCAATAGGCGCACGTCTTACCCATCGCCACCCAGCGCAGGAACCGCACGCCCGCGAACCCATACAGCGCCACCGCGAAAGCGTTCCCACTTCTCACGCTTTCCTCGCCACCTACGCCGACCGGTCGCTCTGTGCGCCATTCCAGCATCGTGCTTTCAATCTCGCTCTGCGCGTCTTCGCCGAACTCCGCCAGAATCTCATCCAGGCGCGCCCGGCTGCGTTGCGCCTGCCGGTTGCCTAATTGTTCTGCGTAGCTCGCAATAAATCCGTCATAGCGGGCCGGGTCTGACGGCTGCCCCACTTCCCGCTCCACCTCATCCGCTACCAGCCCGGCGTAAGCCTGCAACACCGGCAGCCATTGGCGCGCCGTAAATGTGGCGTGCTCAGCGTAGAAATCATCCAGCCATGACTGGAACTCCGGCACCGTGCGCTGCCCCAACATACGCTTTGCCGCGTTACCCACGTCATTCGCTTCCCGCCGTAGCACCCGCGCCGCCGTGTCCGTCATCAGGCCGATGTGCAACTGCTGTAGCCTGTGCCGACCGGCTGCCGTGCGCCGCGTTCTGTCTTCCAGTTGTGGGACATATTCCAGCACGCGCACCTGGGGAGCGGGTAATGCCCTAACGGGTTCTGTCGGCTCTGTGCTGGGGAATCCCTGCCCCACCTGATCCGCCGGTATCATGTTCAACGGCACCAGGTACATGTCGCCATTCTCGACCGGATTCATGTTCTCCAGCCGCCGGATGTCATTGGCGCTCAGCCACCCGTTTTGCCGCCCTATCGCATATGCCCCGTAACGGCTGGCAATGTCGCCGCGTAGCAGCCCATCCACCAGGAACTCCGCGAAATAGCGCACGCGCTCGGCTTCCGTGAATAGCTGCTCGTGGATTGCCATCTCCCAGCGCACCAGCCAGGGCCGTAGCGAATGGGTCACAAACTCCAGCGCCTGCTGTTCCACGTTGCTGAACGTCGCCCGCTCCAGGTCGCCTATCATGTGCGGCGGCACGCGGAATATCCGGGCAATCTCCGTCACCTGGAATTTGCGCGTCTCCAGAAATTGCGCGTCTTCCGGCGGGATGCCGATCCGCTCATATTTCATCCCTTCTTCCAGGATGGCCACCCGGTGCGCCTTGCCGATTCCGCTGTACGTCTCCTCCCAATGTTTCCGCAGGCTCTCAAACGCCTCATCGCCCAGCACCATCGGGTGAGACAGCACGCCGGACATATTCGCCCCGTTGCCAAAGAAGGTTGCGCCGAACTGCTCAGCGGCCAGGCCCAGGCCGATGCTTTGCCGGGCCAGCGCAATCGGTGACAGTCCAAAGTAACCGTTTACCCCCAGCCCGCGCAGGTGCAGTATCTGCATGTTGGTCATCTTCTGCGACCGGCCATCCGGCAGCATGTATTCGTATACCAGCACGTCCCCCGACCGCGTGATGCTCTGCATGTTGCCCGGCAACAGCGGCCATAACGCCGTAATGCGCCCGCTCGCGTCCGATTCAATCTCGCAATAGGCATTGCCCCACAGTAGCAGGTGCGTCTGCAGCAGTTCCCGGAATACAAACGAATCAAGGAACGGGTTTGGTTTGTCGTGGAGTAAGCGGTAAAGGTAGAAATCTCTCGCCCGCACCTTCCCCTGCTCCCCCGGCAGCCGTTCATACGTGATGAGCGGCAAACTGGCGACGGATTCCGCAAGCACCCTGACCGCCGCCTGTACTGCCGGGTACTTCAGCGACCCTTCCGGCGTGACAGGTATCCCCGCCGCCGTCGGCGTGCTCAGGCCCAGCGTGCTCCACTGCTTTGCATCCGTCAGGCTCAGGCTCCGCCGTTCCAACATCCGCGAGAGGAATCCGGCCATTATTAGTGCTCCCTCATGGCTGCCACTGTGCCCAGGATTAGCAGGATAGCGCCTACGACCAGCAGCGCCGCCGGTGGATATATCAGCCACGCGCCAACACCTATCAGCACAATACCCAGGACCGCCAGAACATCAGCAAGTGAAAGACGCATAAAACGAAAAAGGGCGGAATCTCGCCTCAAAGAGTGCGAAATCCCGCCCGGTGTAATCACTAAGCGATATTTGATTGTTGTGCTGGCCCACCTGGGCCAGTCAGTTACATTCTAGCGCTTGCTGCGGTTAGTGTCAACGGTTTGCCACATTCGGGGCATATTATCGTCGCTGATTGTGGGCCGATAGGCTCCACATCTAGCAACCCGCGTGCCCTTAATTCGTTTGCAATCATGAACGCGGCTTGACCGGCAGGCTTTCTTGTCTCTGTACCCGCCAATCGAACTAATGCCGCATATACTTCTTTGTCAAAAGCGATTGTCAACACAGTCATTTCACCCTCCGTGGCAGCGTCTCGCCGTCCAGCCGCCCATATTGTACCAGCACCCGCTCAATTTGCCGTAGCCGCATAATCACCGCGTCCCGTTCCCATTCCAACGATTCCAGCCATATCGCCAACGGCACAAACTCCGGCGGCTCCTGCCCATCAGCTTCATGCTCGCGGCGTGGCAGCAACCGGCGCACACTCACAGCACGCGCAAGCCCCGGCTCTGGTAAACGCTCACCCCCGCTTCCTGGTGCGCCATCGCCCGCGCCAGAGCCATCAAGCCCGCTACAATGCCGTCTATCTTCTGCCTGCTCTTTAGCTTGCTCGGCTTCATGTTGCCCGCCGCGTCCTGTTGCACGACCACGTTATCAGCCATCCAGCGCAAAACAGGATGCCCGTCATGTACCAGCAGCCGCGCCATTACCAGCCGCAACAATTCCCGCGTCGGCCCGGCCATACTTGCGAATCCCTGCCCAAACTCCACCATCAGGAAGCCCGCGTCCGTTAATCGCTGGCTAACCAACGTCGCTCCCCAACGGTCAAAGGCGATCTCCTGAATGTTATACCGCTGCCCCAGGCGCTTGATGTCTTCAACGATAAAGTCAAAGTCAATCACGTTGCCCGGCGTCGCCAACATATGCCCGTCTCTCACCCAGGCGTCATAGGGTACGCGGTCCTTGCGTACCCGGTCCATCATGTTATCCCCTGGGATGTAGAAACGCGGCAGCCAGAAATAGCGCCCGTCAATCACGAACACCAGCACGAACGCCGCTATGTCGCTCTTTGACGCCAGGTCCAGCCCGCCATAACAGCGTAAGCCTTCCAACTCGCCGTGACTGAATCCCGCCTCGCAAGCGTCCCACTCCCCCATATCCAGCCAGCGCGATTCCTGGCTGGTCCACTGGTTCAGATGCAGGCGCCGGAACGTGTTCTGGTATGCGGGCGTATGTTTTGCCTGCTGCGCCTGCTCCTGGAGATAGTCGCGCTTAATCGTGAATCCGTAGCTTGGATTAACCCGCTCCCAGACCGCCTCATCCTGCCAATCGTCGCCGTCTTCAGCCGCGTCAATGTAGGCGAAAAACGAATCATCCGGAATAGTGCCGTTCAGCACCTGCCGCGCGTATTCGTGCTGTTCCCAACAGACACTCTCCCTGTCAAAACCCGCTGTGGTCAGCATTACCATCAACGGCTGCGCGCGCGATCCGGTGCTGGTATTCAGTACGTCATACAGCTCCCGGTTCGGCTGGGTGTGCAGCTCGTCAAACAGAATCCCGTGCGCGTTCAGCCCGTGCTTGGTGAATGCGTCGGCGCTCAACACCCGATACAGCCCGCGCGTCGCCGGCACGATAATGGACCGCCTATACACCTTTGCCCGCTTCATCAAGGCCGGCGAATCCTCTACCATCGACTTCGCTTGCTCAAAGACAATACCCGCCTGCTCCCGGTCAGCCGCTGCGCTGTAGATCTCCGCCCCCTCTTCACCGTCTGCAAACAGCAAATACAAGGCAATCCCAGCCGCCAGCGTGCTCTTGCCGTTCTTGCGCGGAATCTCAATATAAGCCCGGCGATACTGCCGGGTGCCGTCTTCCCGTATCCGCCCGAACAAGGGCCGGATAATCCTATCCCTCTGCCACGGTAGCAGCTTGAAGGAATCGCCGGCCCATTCGCCCTTGCTGTGCTTCAGGTATTCTTCAAAGAAGTTGACAGCCCGGTCAGCCGCGCTTAGGTCAAGCCTAGTAGCCAAAGAACTCATCAACGAGGCCGCCGTCGTCCACCTTCAGGTTAGACCGCGCCGCCGGCGTCAAGCCAAACTCGCCCGCCGACTTCATGAACGCCATGAACGCATCCCGGTATATTTGCCATGCCGGAGCCTTACGCTCGCCTTTCGTCCCGTCCTGTATCAACCCGTCTCTCTGCAATACCACCGCCGCCTCTTTCATGAAGTGATAATTCAGGGCGCACGCCGTGAACGCCGGGATGTCCACCTCCGTCAACACGCCCATCCTTTCCAGCGCTGGCGCTGTTTCCTTCCAAAACAACTTGGCGTATCTCGGCAATCCCCACGGTACCTTGAGGCCCGTCACCATCTGCGGCTTCGGCGCGTCCGGATTGTAGTGCCTGGAGCCTGATAGCTTCTTTATCTCATTCGGAATCGGTCGTCTTCCCATCGTTGCACCTTTCACCTTTTTTATGTCACCGCGTGCGCGAGAC